TTAAAAGGTAAAGTTGGTTCTTCCGAAGAATATCAATCAGCAGAGTTTTAAAATGACTAATACGAGATATCTTATTATAGATAAAAAAGATGATGTCTATTTAAAAATAGAGGCAGACGAAGATATAAGAAGAGAACTAGGCCAGTTTTTTACATTTGAGGTGCCTGGTTTTAAGTTTATGCCTCAATTTAGAAATCGTGTATGGGACGGAAAGATAAGATTATTTTCGTACCAAACTGGTCAAATTTATGTCGGATTGTACCCATATATATTAAAATGGTGTGAAGATAATAATGTACAAGTTGTTGACGGTAGTAAAATACAAGACACAAAAGTTGATGATAGTAAAGTTGACGCATTTATTAAAGCATTAAAAATACCATTTAAAGTTAGAGATTATCAAAAGGAGGCATTTGTATATGCAACTAAAAAGAATAGGTGTTTATTACTTTCACCCACAGCTAGCGGAAAATCTCTTATTACTTATCTTCTTGTTAGGTTTAACATACTTCGGTTAAAAGAACAAAAGAAGAAGATATTAATAATAGTACCAACCACATCTTTGGTTGAACAATTGTTTAAAGATTTCAAGGATTATGGTTGGTCACCTGAAAGAAATGTACATAGAATATATCAAGGCCATGATAAGGAGACAGCGAAACCTGTAATCATCTCTACATGGCAATCTATCTATAATTTACCAAAAAAGTGGTTTAAAGATGTTGGTATGATTATAGGTGACGAAGCACATTTGTTTAAAGCAGTTTCATTAACAAAAATATTGACAAAATTAGAAAAATGCCCATATAAAATAGGCATGACAGGAACTTTAGATGGTTCTAAAACACATAAACTTGTATTAGAAGGCCTATTTGGTGCAGTAAATAAAGTAGTATCTACAACTGAATTACAAGAAAAGAAACAATTAGCAGACTTAAAAATATACTCATTGATATTAAAACATGGTGCGATAGAGTGTAAACATGCAAGTGGTTTTAATTATCAAGAAGAAATGGATTATATTGTACAATCAGATAAAAGAAATAAATTTATAAAAAATTTGGCCTGTGGCCTTCAAGGTAATACACTATGTTTATTTCAATATGTAGAAAAACACGGAAAGGAATTGTATGAAGCAATTGAAGATAAAGCAAAAGATAAACAAGTTTCTTTCGTCCACGGCGGAGTTGACGCCACAAGAAGAGAAACTATTAGAGAGCTTACGGAAAAATCTGACAACGCTATTATTGTGGCGTCATATGGGACTTTCTCTACCGGCATTAATATTAGGAATTTGCATAACATTATTTTTGCTAGTCCTAGTAAGTCCAGGATAAGAAACTTACAAAGTATTGGTCGTGGGTTAAGATTAAAAGATAATAATACTCATGCGACATTATACGATATCGCTGATGATTTAACTTATAACGAAAAAGAAAACTATACTCTAGCACATTTTAGAGAAAGGATAAATATATACAGCGAAGAAGACTTTGATTATGAGATACACAACATAGAGTTAAACAATGAAAGCACAAGTTAAAATAATCAAATTAATTAATGGTGACGACATTGTTGCCGTCTTACCTACTGGCGACAAACAATTGCCAGACAATGGACCTTTAATTAGATTAGACAAACCATTACAGATAAAGTATGTACCTCAAATTACGCCTATGGGGTTTAGAGATTATATTGCTTTGATTCGTTGGACTAACTATACGGCCGATAAGATTGTTACTATACCTAAAGATAAAATTATGACAATCACCAACGCCTCCCTTGAAATGTCAACTAGTTATGGTGAGATAACAAAAAACTATGATAATCTTGACAGGCCAAAGAGAGATGAAACATATCATAGAAAAGAGTTTACGCCTGAAGAAAATAAAAAGATAAATGAGATATTTAAAGAACTAGATGATGAGGAAGAGGAACCTACAATACACTAAAGTTATCTGGTGAAAACGGACACCGTTATTATACGGCAAAAAAATTGAATGTCAACCGTGGATTGAGCATTGACAATTTTAATAAAATATTATATAGTGAGGATATTATGGCACAAACAAAAAAGAAATCGGAACACTATGTTAACAACAAAGAATTTTTGGCCGCTATGGTTGAATATCGTAAGTCTGTTAACAAAGCTAAACGAAGTAAAATAAACAAACCACCAGTACCCGATTATATCGGAGAGTGTTTTTTAAAGATAGCAAACCACCTTTCATACAGACCTAATTTTATAAATTATACATTTAGAGATGATATGATTAGTGATGGTATAGAAAATTGTTTACAATATTTAGATAACTTTAATCCAAAAACATCAAATAATCCTTTTGCATATTTCACGCAAATAATCTACTATGCTTTTATAAGAAGAATACAAAAAGAGAAAAAGCAGATAACGATTAAACAAAGAATGATACAAGAGTCTAATTATGATGACCTAGCATTACAGCCAGGTGAAGATAGAGAATTTAAAAATCAATTTACAGAGTTTCTTAAAAAGAACATGCCTGTGGATGAACCAGTAAAAAAGAAAAAGACAGCTAAAAAGAAAAAGAAGTAATGAAAATAGCCTTGTTAAACGACACCCATTTTGGTTGTCGTAACGACTCACCTGCATTTATTGAATATCAAAATAAGTTTTATAATGATTTATTCTTTCCTTACTTGCAAAAAAATGATATTAAATGTTTGATACATTTAGGTGATGTGGTAGATAGAAGAAAATTTATCAACCATAATACGGCGCACAATTTTAAAAAAGTATTTTGGAATAGACTAGATGAGTTAGGTGTTGATACACATATTATTATTGGTAATCACGACACATATTACAAAAATACTAATGAAGTAAACGCAATGCAAAATCTTGATATATCAAAAGACGCCAAAGTTTATACACATGCTACAACGGTAGACTTTGATGGTTTACCAATACTTTTTATACCATGGATTTGTGATGATAATGAGGCTGAAACTATTAGAACAATAGAAAATACAAAATCAACAATAGCAATGGGTCATTTAGAAATAAAAGGTTTTGAAATGCATAATGGCCACATGAATGAACATGGCACAGAAAAGTCTGTATTTAAAAGATTTGAAAAAGTTATGTCTGGTCATTTTCATAAAAAGTCAGATGATGGCCACATTTATTATCTTGGTACACAATACGAAATGACATGGTCAGATTATAAATGTCCTAAAGGTTTTCATATATTTGATACACAAACAAGAGAATTATCAAGAATAGAAAATAATAATACTATATTTAAAAAAATAATTTATAATGATAAAGAAACAAATTATGATAATCTTGATATTACACCTTTTGATAAGTGTTTTATTAAACTTTATATATCAAATAAAACAGATACAGATATGTATGAAAGGCTAATGGATAGATTGTATAATCATATTAATTTACATGCTATTGATGTAATAGAAGACCCTACGGATATTGGCGCTTCAGTAAGAGAAGATATATTAGAACAAGGTGAAGATACACTTACATTTTTAGGTAACTATATTGACCAAATAGATGTTAAAATAGATAAACAAAAACTAAAAGCATTTGCCAAAGAGTTATATATGGAGGCTGGCGAGTGATATTATTTAAAAGAATTTCATATAAGAACTTCTTATCTACTGGTAATCAACCAATAGAAATTGCTTTAGACATGTCGCAAACTACATTAATTGTAGGCACAAATGGTAGTGGCAAGTCAACATTACTAGACGCATTATGTTTTGTTTTATTTAACAAACCATTTAGAATTATTAAAAAAGAACAAATGGTAAACACGATTAATCAATCTGATTGCATAGTAGAAGTAGAATTTGATGTAGGCACCAAGAATTATTTAATAAGAAGAGGTATCAAACCTAATCTATTTGAGATATTTTGTGATGGTAAACTAATTAATCAAGACGCCAATAATATAGACTATCAAAAATACCTAGAACAAAATATAATGAAACTAAATTATAGGTCATTTATTCAAGTTGTATTATTAGGTTCATCATCATACGAGCCATTTATGAAGATGAAACCAAGATATAGAAGAGAAGTTGTTGAAGAGATACTTGATATTAGAGTTTTTGGTCTTATGGACTTAATTTTGCGTTCTCAACAAAGTGATTTACAAAAAAAGTTGACGGAGGTGAGGCACCAATGTGAACTAATAAAGACCAAGTATGAAACTGAAGCAAAATACTTAAAGACGCTGGAGGCGAAAGGTAGCGACAACCAGAGGGTACAACAAAATAAACTAGAACAAAACGAGAAAAACAGGCTAGAATATGATAAAAAGCTCCAATCCTTAAATGAAGCTATAGCCGTAAGTCAAAATGAATTGAGTGGTCAAGAAACGGTA